TGGTCTTTGTCTTCCGCTTTTCTAATGCCTCGCCCAATGCTTTGTATAACGCGGACAAAGCTCTTTCCGGGCTCCACAAGAACCAAATTAAAAATCCTAGGCAAATTAATACCCACAGCGGCCACACCATAAGTCGCCACAATAATCTTGCCAGTGCTGGTGGCAACTTCATCATATTCATCTTGTCTATCCTTTGCTTTGGTAGCACCCGAAACAAACACTGCCAGGTCGCCCAATAACTCTACCAGGGCATGACCCCCGGCTACTCGATCCACCAGCACCAGGGTATTGCCGGTGGCATTGACCTGTGCAATCAACTGGGCTATTGTTCGAAGTCGGTCTGGTTCCTCTAATAGAAACTTCAATTCACTTTGATAGTTGGTAAACTCTGCATGGTCAACTAACTGAACAATGTTCACATGACATTGTGCCAACACACCTTGGCTTTGTAGTTCACTGGCAGTGAGTCGACCAATCACCGGACCAAGACTACATTTAAGTGCTTGCGACTCAAATGGTTCCTTGGGTATAGTTCCTGTGAGTCCCCAACGAATAGGAATACGACTCATTACACCTGTTAACAAACTCTTTAGTGCGTCGGCTTTGGCCATATGAACTTCGTCAACCATAACACACACTACATCTTCCAAGAACTCTTGTATGGTTACATCACCTACACTGTTCTTTGTGTTCTTTAGCAGGACATTTAAACTTTGCCAAGTGCAGATAGTATGTTGCCGGCCCCACTCCTTACGATCTCCAAAATACACACCCACATCCTGTTGCATGTTGATGTAGTCTTTTTCTGTTTGTGTTACTAGACTCTTGTTAGGAACAATAACAACAGTACGACCATATGGTGCCACAGCATTGCTCAATGCAGCTGTAATAACAGTCTTACCTGCGCCGGTAGCAATTTCTTGTATGCACTGCGGATCAGCTAAAAAGTTATTGATAATCTCAACTTGATAGTCACGCAACACCATTGGTTGCCCTTCCAATGGATGACCTTTACCCCAAACAATGTGACTGAATGATTGCTCAGTTACACTTTCAAATTTGAATGTGGTAGAGTAGTCACGCTGGTCATCCAATTCAATATCATAGTTGAACTTTTCTAGGATAGGAATGATCTCCGGCAACAGATTCACATAAGTGCTGCCACCTAATTGGAAGTAACTGACCTTGCCATCCCATCGTCCTAATCTGACTGCTGGCAAGTAACGAGCACCGGGCACATCATACTTGAATGCTGTAACCAGGGCACGACGAGCATCAAGTTCAAGTCCTTCAATCTTAATGTTTACTTCATCTCGAATTATAATTTTGGCTGTTCTCATTAGTATTATTATACAGTTTTTTATAAGAATTTACAACCTCGTTTTGAAATTTTTGATCATTGACAGATTGATGAACAATAATGTGCCACCGTTTTTGATTGCTATTATTAAACACAGCATGGTTGTTGGAAATGTCTAACCAAAAAGCCAATCCAGGTTGAAAAGGCACAGTTCCTTTTTGTTCCATTACAAAATTGCATCCAATGGGTTGTGTTATAGCAATATTAATTGTTGTTAGTCCAGGAGTGTCGTTGTCTCGATGAATGGTTATATATCCACCAGGTTCCAACTGCATAATTCTAATTCGTCGATATTGACTGCCTGGCCATTGTGTTTTAAAGTAATTGACTGTCGTGGGCATTAAAGTTTCTGCTTCTGGAGTCCATATATATGGTCGATCATCATTATAATAACTATCTTCTTTGGTAGCATTGTAAGACTTACCGTGAATACAAAAACTTTTCCATCCTTGATGATCATTATAGTCTTCTCTGTGAAGCGACATTAACGATTCTATATTTTTGATTTCTGCTAAAATATCACAGTAAGGAACTGCTAACGTTAACAGTAACCAAGGTAGACCTGACTGTTTTTGTATCCAATCAAAATCCGCTGTAGGATTATATTCAGGAAGTTGATATTGATAATCAATATATTTTTTGACCATCAATTGACTTATTTTTTGTTTCACTTTATTTTTTCTTGAAATTTTCTATATTGTTCTACTGTGGTATGCAATAATGTCCATTTATAGTCTAAAATATTTGAGCACCATATGTGATCATACATGTTGACATCATTGTTTATTACCCAGTCAATTAAATTGTCATTACAAAATTTAACTGTTTTTGTTTGTTTTGCTAGCTGCCACTGATATTTAAACTCATTGTTTACTGCGTTATTAAATGTTGTGTCAACATACTCAATAAATTTTGTTCTGCCTTTTAATTTTAATTTTTCCAATGGCGTTAACTTTGGGTTATCCAATTCATAATGTCTGAGTGAGTTTACATCAATGAAATTCCAAACAAATTCACCGTAATTATCACCATTCCAGGTTGTCCATAACTCCTTAGCAAATTTAATTTGTATACGACTTATATCAATTAATTGTATTTGTTCTGTGCTAGTATCTACTATATTTAACATCCATGAAAGACCCGATGCCGGCGACACCAGACTGGTCTTTTTAACCACAGTGATCGGTTCGTTATTAAACACCCATAATTGATTTTCAGCAATATCTTTGTAGTCATGAAACCGAGTTAAATCCAATGTATTGTGATACAAAAAGAATTTTAAATCTCTTGCGGCGTTGTTCCAGTTAACAACGGAACAGTTGTTCAGTAACTGTCGAGCCACTAATCCTTGTCCAAAATTTGTAACGGGATACTCAATGGTTTGATCAGCTGATGGTTTAACCCATAATGGGGTATAATCATCGTGTAAATTTTTTTCACTTCTTAACGGTAATGGCTGACTAACATGGGTTGCCAAAAAATCGTTGGGTTCAAACGTCTGTATATTCATAAACCAACATTGGTCGTCGATACACAAGCGTTCATTTGGATGCCAGACCAAGTGTGCAATTAGTCCGCTATGAGGATAGTTGTCAACTAGAGTCTGAAATTTTTCCCAATCTGTTATTATAGTACCGCTGTTAATAAACAATGCCTGGGTGTATTGTTTTCTTTTGCCCAACGGAATCCATCAATCCAACTATTGCATACGTAGATTTCCTGTTGAGTGCCGTTACCAAATTTATCGAACTGTATTCCACTTAGTGTCTGGTTTAAATCAGGTCCGTGTTTAATAATTACTGGCCAGGTCATTGAATTATAATATTAGTTGGAACTATATTGTTTTTTACCTGCTCTAATAATAGATCAAGCTGAGTAGTTTTTCCAAAAACGTTGACTGAAAATATATCATGTATGGTCCAATCAGTCAAATTCCAATTTTGCAACCAAGGCTCTTTATATTGCTCCCACCACGTTTCGAACTCTGCAACCTTGACGTTTTCTAAACGGTCGATATCTTCAAGTGCAATTTTAATTTTTGGGATAAGTTTAAGCCAGGGCTTAATTAATTCACACATTCTTTTTGTCTCAGAAAGTTCATTATCGCGCCAATAAGTATAAGGAGTTTTTCCTAATTCAGACCAGGCCACATACACATCTCCGGCTTTGATGTTTGTTGTTGTGGTATCGATCCAGGACCAATCAAATGGCTTTTCTAACGGACCCATCTTTTCTCTGTAGTCTATTGTAAATACCCTAGGGGCATTGTTGAAATAATTTTCGCACATGTGAATATGTTCATGGAAATTCAACCAGTCCGATGAGCCATTGTATTGTTTTTCATAGATTTTATGAATGGTATTAAAATACAGTTGGTCTTGTGACAGGCATTTTGCTTTGTCAATAACTATTGACAAACGGCCAGCATACATTATTAATTGATCAACAAGCTCTGTATAGCCAAGTGTGTCTTTGTAATTAGAACCGTTATCCCATTTACTAAAAGGAATCGGAAGGCTGGATAAATGTTTATAAGTTTTTTGATATATCTTACCAATGGGACTGTTGTCAATTTCCAAATCCACTGTTACATTATTTGAGAACAATACCTTCATTGGGTATTTAACGTAGTTTTTGCACTTCGTAAAAAAACAGGTATCTTTTTACAGATACCTGTTATAAATGGACAGTTTGCACTGCCCAGGAGCTAACCGATTAACTATTCTTCATACAAGTGCTAGCAGCCAATGCCTTCCAATTTGTTTCAGACACTTTGGTCAAGTCTGCAATTTTTAATGCCATACGCAGGCTCATTTCACGCAATCGAGTTTGATTGGCCTCCATGAACTCAATGATTTCGTCACTTTGTTCTGTGCTAAAATCGTAGTCGGCAAACAGTTCACCTTTGAGGTAAATTTGTTTGATACGCAAGAAGCGATCACGCATGGTGTTAAGGGTCAAGTCCAAAAAGTGGCAACGACTCTGTAGTGCTTCCAAGTGGTCTTGCAATTTCTTGCTCTTGAGATTTTGGAACTGCAAGTTAGTGATAAAGATACAGGCACCTTTGAAATCAAACATGTCTGGCACACCTTCGCGACGCAACATGGCACTGTCACTGTTCCAGTAGATACGGCGTTTCTTGCCCGAGTCCAGTGCAGCCTTGAGAATGTTTAGGCTCAAGTCGTCTTGGAACACTGAGTCACAGTCATCAAACACCAACACGTTGTTTTTGTCTGAATGTTTATATAGTGTGCAATACAAACCAATTGGAGTCATTGCACCTTTGATCACTTCATACTTGATCTTGCGACCACTCAACTGATCAAACAGGCCGGAGTGCTCCAACTGTTTTTCCACACCATAACTCTTGCCACGCCAGGAGGGCCAACTACAATCATTGCACGGACGTCACCGGCAATTGTGGCCTTGGTCATTTGATCCAAGATATCAAATCGCTCGCCAATACGAGTCATAACTTCTTCGTCAGTTTCCACTGGCGCTTTGGCCGAAGCCGTTGCAACAGGTGCCTCAACAGAGCCGCCTGCGGTGAACTCTATATCTTCAATTGAATTGACACGGATACGAACTACATCTGGTGTGTCTTCACCAAAGTAGCCTTCGGCATTTACTGTCACATAACCTCCTTTGGCGCCAGTTTGGTAACCTTTGACTAAAGTGAAGGTTACATTGTTCACGGGTTGATTGCGATAGCTACCGCTTTTTACAAGAATTGTAGACATTTTTAGCTCCTTAACTATATTGTTAATATGTGTATATTATAAACAACTTGGATTTAATGGTCAACCTTAATTGGCCATCAATGTAATTTGCACTTCGTGCCCTTCGTGGACGATACCAACACCCACTGGACGACCTTCGCCTGTAAAACTACTGTGACGACGATCGTAAGCCAATTTTTGTATTGCAAGACGCAGAGCGGCACCATGCGATACTGTGGCTGTTTTTGTAAAGATATCGTTTACAGTTCCATACATGCCAAAACCGTTGACGATAAAACGAATTCGGGTGCTGTTACTAAATCCTGCTACGTGGCGCATTTTGGGCTCCTTTTTAGTTTCTATACAAGTATTATAGCAAATGGACCATTTCTGGTCAACCAAAATCCGCACTCTTATTGTGTTTGGATTTGCGCTGATAGCGGGTTTTGAGCTCCACTCGTTTGGGCTTAAACGGGGTGTTGTGAAAAAACAACACCATGTGAGCACGAGTTTTGCGGAGTGTTTGCTTGACTTTCATAATATGTAATTGTAGCAAAATAGGCATTTATGGTCAACCATAAAAAAACCCTCCAGAATGAAGGGTTTTTATCGTATTATTGTTAACTAACTCAATCGTCGAACAACCCAGGAGCAGATATAGTAAGATCGTGTTCAAGTGTTGAACCTGGATTTACTGTATAATGCCATGTTCCTTTTCCTAGCAACCTGTTGGCTTCCTGTTTGACGCCATCAATGGTCACATTGGTCCGCGGGTCTCTGATACCGTACTCATTGTCGACTGCTGTATCTGCGTATTCATCGGGACCGGTGCTGTATGTAATTACTCCCATGTCCAACTCAGTATAATTTGCTACAATTTGACCAAATTCCACTGTGTTGCCTACTACCGAAATCATCATGTGTTTGGTCCCAAGAAAATCGATTGGAATTTCAAATGTAAATACACTCGGCGATGTTTGCTCGCCTTCGTTATCTTCAGTCTTTTCTTCTAAAGTGACCGGGCCAGAAAATACTGTCACTCCATCTAGGATTGCAGTTATTTCAGCTGTGCCTGATCCCCATCCTAACATGTTTATAGTTCTGTTTGACATAATGTCTTTCTCCTGATTAAGTATATTTATTAGTTGTTATCGACGTTCGATATCTTCTTCAACACAAGCATTACCGTATTGTATTTCTACAATTTTTAACGGTTGATCAGTTTCATTGCACAACTGATGCCATTCGTTACAATTGATATGTATATGTTTGTGTATTTCAAAGATACCCACTAGCTCTTGATCACTTTTTCTATTTATACTGTAAACGGTAGCAGTACCTTCGGACACATGCCAATGTTCAGCACGATTTTGATGGCGTTGCATACTGAGCCGTTTCCCGGGCATGACTGTAAGTTCTTTAACTTTGGTTCCGGTTGTGTCATGCAATATTCGATAGTATCCCCACGGACGTTCTGTTTTGGGTGCTTTCCATTCTTCTAAAATCCAGCTTGAGCTGTTGGCTTTGTTTTCACCACCAACACCAAACACAAACTCTACACCATCTACTGTCATTTCTGGAATATTTGTAGATGTTCGATCACCACCGTTGGCAAAGATAATGCTGGCATCTGGATAGTGTGCCCGGACTTGTTGCAGTAAGTGACAAGCTGTTCCATCATCATCGTCAAACGTATACACTTCGTCTACCGGGGACAAATTGTTTAAGACGCTCAGACGTTCAGTCCATGGCATAAAAGCGCGGCCTTTTTTGCGGGCAAGCCACTCGTCGCTGTTGATGCCTACAATAAGCATGTCACCTAGCAATCGAGCTTGTTTGATTAATTTAATATGCCCAGAATGTACGGGGTCAAATCCACCGCTTACTACTACAATAGTTGTCATGCAAATATTTATAGTTTGTTAAACAGCCATGCTCAATAAACTACCGTCAATCCAAGGAATAACCAAATCCTGTTGTCTTAGAGCATTGTGAGCGTATATGCTTTTTACAGCAGACTGGGGCAAAAGATTCTGTTCTACCAGTGTGTGCCACGTGATATTGCGTGGGTTTTGTGGAGATTGAGCACTTTTATAAACCACCGCATGTATCCACGGCTCAGTGAGTGTTTGTTTAAAAAAACCGGCGCCGCAGTCCCATCCGGCTGTGGCCAACATATACATGAGACTGACCATGGTATGATGATAGTAATATCCAGTGGGCAACGTATAGGAAAGTTGTCGACGATGTATTTGTTGAGTTACCGGCACTGTCAATGACAGCATGCCGCCCGGGCTAGCACTATGCCACCAATTGTTAAGAGTTTGTATTGGATTAACAGCATACTGAAACGCATCGTGACACCATAATATATCAAATCCACCATCTGGTGCAGTTAATGTATCTTCAAAATTACCCTGTTGATAGGTTATATTTTCATGTTGGTCAACTACCAGTGAGTTTCCACCTAGGTCAATACCATGGCATTTGATGTTCAATGGCTGGGGATTATCATCACGAGTTGTCCGGGTTGCCCACCAGACCAAATCATCTCCGACACCGCAGCCAAGATCAACCATGTTGCGTATACTCAACATGAAATCATCATACTCATACAATTGGTTTAGTGTAGCAAGACTGTGTTGATGGCTGTCGCCTGGATGTGTAAACATTATACCTGAACATCCTCCATGCCAGCAGCCCGTAATCTCACAATGTGTCCCAACATAAAGTTTTTACTTTCCATTCCTTTAAGAATGCCTAAAAATCGATTACGTAGCAGTGCAACCTCATTGATTAGGGTTTCAAACTCAATGACTTCGTCTTCACCATCAACATATTTTTCGGCATCACGACTAGTTAGCGCACGAGCATAGCCTTCAAGATATTTTTGAAAGTGTCGGCGGCGGATTTTGCGTAGCTGTATATTGAGGTAGTTTAATACTGCTTCGACTTCTTGCAACTGGTTAAACCTATGTTCTGTCAGGCCAGGCAAAGCTGTAATATTTTTTTCAACAAGTCCACCAACTCGACAGTCACGTTTGGCACCGTCAAGTTCTTGTTCGTAATAAGTGATAAAATCAGGAATATTACCGAGATCAGCTACAACTTTGCTATACCACATTAGTTTTCCCAGTTTTCGTCTTCGTCATAATCGTCGTCTTCGACTTCGGCTTCCTCTTCAATTTCATCATGATCTCTAAGATAACTGGTCAAGGCTTTCTTGATATCACTGTCGTTTTTAAAAACAGCCTTGATCTCGTCAGCACCAACATCGTTGTCAATTAACACTGATACCAGCGTTTCTGCCGCGTCATCGCGATCCACTGTGTTGACATATCTTTTAAGTTCTGACCAAATTTCGTTTGCTAATTCAACTGTCATGGTTATTCCTCCGTTGCTGTTTCTTCAGTGGTTACTGTTTCTTTTTGATTTTTAAAATCTGTCATTACTTTGTCTAAGCAACCATCTTCGTTTGATTCCCAGGCCTTGCGGAACTGTTTAATTATCTCACCTTCGCTGGTAACAAACATCAAACGGTTGCCATCTTTCTTAAGTATACCTTTTTTCTCTGCAAGATCAGTTAGGCCACTATAGGGATTCATGCCTGTTTCATACGGAATCTTGACCTGCATACCTTCAAACGGTTTTGCATAACGAGTTTTCATTACTTTACAACCAGCACGGATACCCATTACTTCACTAATCTTGTTGCCTTCTTCATCTTCTTTGAGTTTCATTTTCTTCATAGCAACCACAATACTGCTTGCGTAGATAAAGCCCTGACCTCCGGAGATCTTGTCGTCCGGATCAAACATGTCTTGGCTGGCGTAGGTATGATTCGTGCAAACCATTCCAACATTGTAACCGCCGAACATGTTGACTGAATTTAGAACAAGACTTGTTAGTGCCTTGGGTTTACGACCCATGTCACCTTTCATGTCACCTGCTTCAAATTGGTTCACATCAGTTGGAGTCAGCAACATACCCAAGCTGTCAATAACCCACAGCACTTTCATGCGTTCGCCGTCTGGCAGGGCTTTGTAATCAATCATGAATGTCGAAATAGCCTTGGCCACATCGTCAATCATTGACATGTTTAGTTTAAGTAACTTGTCTGCGCCAGTATCTACACCAAGTGCATGTAGCCATGTTTCGTCTAGTGCGTTTTCTGTATCAACCAAGATGACAAAGATACCTTGTTCTTGTGCGTTCTTAACAATGTGCCTGAACAAATGTAACTCTTACCTGCTCCAGATTCGCCAGCAAATACTGTAATCTTGCCCAGTGGAATTCCTCGATTGAAGTCCCCTGAAATAAGATAGTTCAATGCAAAGTTGCCTGTGCTGATCCAATCAGTCGGATCATTGAATCCAATGCTTAGACCTTCGATACTTTTGGTAATGTCCTTGCGGAACTTGCTGATGTCAAATGGTTTTGCCATGATTACTTTCCTTCTTTAAGTTTGTATAATTCTGTAAAAATTTCACTGCTGTCTACTCCACGCCGTTGATCCATTGTTGCTAATTGTTCAAACGAATTTGACAAATTCTTTTCAATTGGTTGTTCAATATAATGCAACATATTCCGATAACTATCTTCAAGTAGGTATCCTGGATTTTCGTTAATCTTTGATTGTAATTTTAACTTTAACGAGTTTAACACAATTTCCGGTAAATGTCTAATGTTTAGGTGATCCGGGCTTATCAGTGCTCCAATGATAAAGCTATTGTTGTGAAATCCTAAATCTTTAAGGTAATCCACATATCCAAAGACGCTATTGTAATTTAACAGAAACCATAACATATTAAAACTTATCTTGTGATCAAGTTTTCTAATTGTATTTAGGTTGTCTAAAAAATCCTGCCACTTTCCACCAAAACGTATATATTCAAATTCATCTTCTATGGTTTCTGCACTTACTGTCCAATGAACATTTTTAAAACCACACACAGCATCAAACACTCCGGTATCAACTTTGCTGAGATTGGTGTTTATCCTTAAATTAACATCAGGGTTTAATTGTCGAAGTAGTTCTAAATTTTCCTTCATCAACAAGGGTTCACCACCGGCTAGATAAACATGTTTTAGTTGACGGGCGTGTTTATAGATATATTCTTTAAAATCTTTTTGTTGTTGTTCAGTTGGTTGTTCTATTTTTTTGCCCAACTCATCTGCCCATCGACTACTGAATTCAGGTCCGCAATACGCACAGGAAAAATTGCATAAGTTGGTCCAGCGCACGTCGATAGTTTGTAGATCAAAGTTGTTTGGTCGATAAGTGTCTAGTGGTGTCTTTTTAAATTCTCTTATATAAAAAATTCTATCACTGATAATATCGAATCCTTCTTTACCATGTTCTAAATTGTAGCAAGTATGACAGCCGGCGGCTGGTTTGTTGTCGGTTATATTTGTTTGTTTGGTTACGTTTGTAGCACCTAGTAATATTTCTTCGATGGTGTTGTCTTTGATATTACCCAGTGCGCCGGTTGCGGCATCACTACGAATGCAATTTTTTACTTTACCATCAAAGTTATACATTAACCCGGTCCATGGCATTGGACAAAAATGTTTATTTGTTAGGACATCTTTTGGATTCATTGATTCAATGGTCCTAGTGATATTTCTGGAATTGTTAAATTATTATTCTTGGCTAAGTTGAATAAATTTAACAATGTTCTAGCCCAGTTGTCAACATCAGCGGCTGGTGGTACTGTTTTGTCCGGGCTGGTTGCAATGTTGCCAGGACGAACTATGGTAATCTTTATTTTGAGTCGACGATGGCGTATTTGACACACTGCTTCTTCAAGTGTAGATTTTTGCAAACGATAATGATCCATGCCCAATTCATTAAATGACGACACTGGCTCTTGAGTCATCATGGTCGAAATTACTATGATATGTTTTTTAGTTCCTTGCCAACGATTGGCCATTTCAAATAGTAGTTCTGTTTGTGCATACCCGGCTTGTGCGTTGTTTATAAACATATCACAAGATTCAATTTGATTACAAATTTTGGGCGTATTACGAATGTTGTTGCCTTCTCGCTGACTGAGTCCAACTATTTCATGGCCATTGAGTTGATATTCTTTAGCTAGTGCTTGACCTATACCTGCGGTGTGTCCAGTGATTGCTATTTTCATGCTATGCCTCGTAGTTGTTTTTGTTTTTCTATATATGCATCTCTGGCACGAGCGTCTGTATTATCAACACTCAACTCGAAGGGTGTTTTTAAGTAAGCATAACTGTGATCGATACTGTGCTCTAGGGCAAATTTTTGAATATTGGGCAGGTCATCAGCATTTAATACACTGACCGTTGTCCACAAATTCAATGCCACCGGCATTGTTTTATATGTCATTAAATTGTTGTAGAAATCTAACCAAGGTATAGGCCAGCGCACAAAGTCGTGAACTGCACCAATACCATCACAACTTACTGTCACAGTGACTTCAATACCACGACGTGCAATTTCAATTAACTCAGTTAACACTGTGCTACAATTTGTATTTAATCTGAGAGTTTTTAAATTAGGCGGTAAGTTAGATAAGATTTTCTTATAGTTCTTACTGTAACTGGGTTCGCCGCCATTGATATCTAAATGCACAATTCGTTCTTGTGGCAACATCCAGAATTGATTGATGTTGTTGATGATAGGAAATCCTGAGCCTGTTAAACTGCCTATTCTGGTGCTTAAATTTTGATTGCAAGTTTGACAAGCGGCATTACATAGATTATCCAACACACCGCCAACCTGTAGATAATCTTTTTGTGTCGTTTCGCTGTCTAATGTTGTTGCATATACCCGTATGCTGTCGGGTTCAGTTTCTTCACAACGAACACATTCATCGGGCCATTGGCCACTATTCATTAAACGTTTAGTATTGACCAACCACTCGCTGGATTCCATTGCCTCAAGTGTGACAAATTCTGGTGCATTGACCATGTGGCCACAACGACTAACTGTACCATTTGGATTAAAGCGAACAAAATGATCTAGTCTAGGACAATACATAGGTTGGATTTAAAATTTGTTGTGCATGTCCAACAACATATTCATACGCAACAACATCTGATGTTTTTATATGTTGTAATAACTGTTGCCAAGTCAACGACTGTCCGATGCAATCAAATATCATAACATCTATGCGCTGATACATTTCATTATTTTTTATCAATGAGATTCGTTCTGTTAATGCTGTATTGGCCGGAAGCACACCTTCGGGCTTTGAGTCTCTTCCTGTAAGTTCGCTGATGGCAGTCATTGGTAAAAAGTTTAATGTTGCATCAGAGTTTAGATATCTTGCTAAATTTAATAACCAAACAAACTGTGAGGCATAATGTCGATTTAACGATATGTGATTTAACGCAAACCATTCTACTGTAGCAGGATCAAGCCCAGGATTATCTCTTAGTGTGTGTTGTATAAATGTATTGATCCCAGAAATCAATCGATCTTGAGGGTTTCTTATGATCACATCAATTGTGTTGATTTGTTGAATCTGTTGATTAATACGTATTGGCCATTTGTTCTTTTTTTGTGGTGTAAAGAAACTAGTATGTCCATTTTTAAAAATAACGTAGACATACCGCTGTGAGGGTACAATTTCAATTACCTCACAGCGGTCTGGAAACAACGTGCGATCTAAATGCGATAACATTTATTACGCTTTTTGACGGGCCCTAATCATTGCCAAGATGTCTTGAGCTTTGTCTGAAGATGGTTTGGCCATCACTGGAGCACTGGCCACCACTGGCTCATCATCAAAATCACTTGATGCTGCCGTTATGGGTGCTGGCTTTGCCGCCACTTCATGAACATCACCGTGTCCATCAACAACTACTGTAGCTGGTGTAGCAGTGCCTGCTGGAGCATTAACACCTGCTGGGCGGAAATACTGACCCCAACGTGCAGTGTCGTAACTCTGTCCATCAACTGATGCTTCAAACATTTCTTTGATAACCTTGAGTTCAACTTCGCCTGGTTTCTTGGGCATAAATGTGCTCAAGTCAAACAGACCATGTTTCTCAATAGCCTCTTGTTCAGCTTCAGTAAGTGCTGTCTCTTTGCGAGCCCACTTTGAACCATTGTAGTCAGCAAAGCCACCTTTACTACCTTTACTAACACGGAAGTCCAGGCCACGCAAGTAGTCTGTTGGCAATTCTTCCAACTCAGGATCCATCAAGGCGCCTTTGATAGTTGTAAAGATTTGTGGACCAATGATGAATCTACGGATTGGATTCTCTGGAGTCTTGTCATCGCCTAGTGGATTCTCACGCACAAAGCCTTGAAAAATGTAACTGCGTTTCTTCCAATACTTACGACCCATTTCTTCAAGACTCTTGTCTTTGAACCAAGTGCGAACTTCGGTCAGCACTGGACAAGTTTCTTGCCACATTTCTACGCAAGGAACTTGGACGTATACTTGTTTGGATTCCATTTCACCTTTGATACCATTGAATGGTAAACGAATCATTGCTCGTTCTTGCCAAAAGAATGTATTTTTGGTGTTGCCGTCTGGGAGGAATCGAAGTGTTGCGCTTGCGCCTTCTTCCATATTCCAGTGTGGATAAATTGCATTATCGCCACCGGTGGAGTTGCCGCCTTGTTTGTTACCTTCTGATTGTGCGAGTCTCGCACGGATGTCTGCTAAAGATGCCATAGTTAGTTGCCTTTCAAAG